CTCACAAACTGAGCTAACTCGACCTGATACGTATGACTACTCTTCAATGAGTGGTCAGAATATATCCAATTACTTTAAACGGAAGCGTGCTGGCGAATTATTGCCTCACACGCCTTTTGAACAAGAGAAGATCCAGACCTACTGGTACTCGGGAACAGCGGATTTTTACCGCCCCAATGGTACCAGACAAGTGAAGATCGACTCTCATCATTATTCCGATATCAGTGCAATCCATGAAGCTATCGATACCGAGCAGCTCTTGCAAAACGTCGATTTCGACTATTATGTAGAGCAAGCAGCGTCGGCGATCTATGAGGGTAACGGGATGGATATATCCACTTTCGCCGCTGACCTCCTCGATGTGAGGAAGCTAGTGGTGAACGGATTGACCAAACTGCTTAAAGCAGATTTCCCGGAGAACCTCTATGATACCGCTGGTGCTTGGCTTGAATATCGATATGGTTATCGTACACTTATGTACGACATAGAAGACCTTTTAGGTATCTTCGATAACCTTAAGGCCCATCGGTCTCGGTTTTCTGAGAAGCGGGGTAATTCATTCGGCACGATTGTAAACTTACAATCGGATGTTGCCGGCGGCGCGGGGAACTTATACGAAGTTGTGCACTCCATTGAATATGGTGTGTCTGCTCGTGGTTCCGTTGTCGCTGATATGATACCTACCCCCTTCCGAGCCAGTGCCGCTATTACTTTGTGGGAGAAAACTCCACTTAGTTTTGTTTGGGACTGGTTCGTGAGCGTTGGCCAATGGCTCGCCGCCTTAGAATTTATGGCGGAAGTCAAGGCCTACACGGCGTCTTACGGCGCCTATGTATGGGCTGACCAGACCACGATCTTTAGGATCAAGGAATGGGCAGCGGGTTACTCCGGTGTGTACGAAAGTACATACAAGACTAACTATGAACGCTCTTTCAGAACTCCAACAACAGTGCAGGTAAAATACCCGCATGTGGATGTTAATTTGGACTTCGCTAAATTGCTGGACCTATTAAGTCTAGCTAGCACTTCAGGTTATCATCGTTAACAACACACAACATACCTTAGGAGGTATATTATGGCTGCAATGACGACAGCTCTCACTAAAACTTTTGGTAATATCAAGAATGCTATTACCTACTCGCTATCGACTCACACGGCTGCGAAAGCACGCCAAGTGATACAAATGGCTAAATTACCCAACGGTTCTGGTTCAGTTGCTGAAACAGTGATCAAGGTAATTTATGTGACTGAAGATGCGGATGGAAACATTCTACCATCTAAAGTGTCATTTGAGGCAAAGGCCCGATACCCAATTGATGGGTTACAGGCCGATATTGATGCGGCGCTCGTTGTATTTCGAGATATCGTTGCTGGTGATGAATTTACCAACAGCGTAAACACTCAAGAACCTCTAGCGTAAGCTATGTTCTTAGGTGTCGCCCCTTCTATCTACAGCATCCTTGCTGCGGATCCGGAAGATGTTGCCATAGTTAATATGGTCATCTCCTTTATAGTCTGGCTTGTAGAGCTCATCTTGAGCTCGTGAAACCAGCAGAAGGTTGAAATTTCAATATTTCTCAAATGGAGTATTCTTCTATGAAGACTCAATCTATTGCATTCGCTATAAGCGCTTGCATAGTACACGACTTTTTGTCACAAGACCTGTTTTCACAGGGTCAAGCTAATTACGCACTCGGGCTCATTCGAGCCCGGGACTATGCGCGGTTAGCCGCCCTGGCGGATAACGACCTCTATGCATTGCACACAGAGGCGTGGGTTGGAGCTCGGCAAATATCGGCATTGTTCAAGAAGAATGATGCCTTTACTTGCGCCGATTCAGCAACACAAGCGGCTCTTCACACATTCAAACGTGGAGAGAAGCTATGTCGCATAACGAATCGACGACTTGATTATTTTTATTCACACCTCGATCGTTTAGATCCAGATGTTGTGGTTCAAATAACCAAGGCCAAGGCCTTCATCAAGAAGGTCTTAGGAGCCTACCCGACTTTCCTCGCAGAAATACCGCGAGATATTCGTCTAACAGGTGGTGCCACGTCAACCGATGGCCGGGCTAAGAGCACGCCTTATTATAAGGTCGCGCGAAATAGTCCTGTCTGCAGTAGATCGGCGGTCCCCTTTATAAGGGCACTTTACCGGTTTCACGGCTACCCTACACCGGAGTGTGTAGTAACCGACTGCAATCGGGTGACGTTTGTTCCTAAGAATTGGAAAACCATGCGTACGATCGCATGCGAGCCGGTCGGGAATCTTCCCTTCCAGTTAGCGTTCGATGCACACGTTAAGCGTCGCCTTAGGCTTATAACCCGAGGCAACGTTAATTTGGCTGACCAATCTCGAAATCAAGAACTCGCTCGCATAGGTAGTATCGACGGTAGCTTAGCTACTATTGACTTATCTATGGCGTCTGATACGCTCGCGTATAACACGGTTGCCTGGCTTTTGCCGGACGATTGGTTTAATTACGTAAGCGCGTTTAGAGCCCGCCGTTATGAATTGGCGGACAGTGAGCTTACAGGCAAATATGCGAAATTTTCCTCAATGGGAAATGGTTGCACGTTTGGCCTGGAATCCTTGATTTTTGCTGCCTTTTGCAAGGCTGTGGGGTGTGAGGACTACGCTGTCTACGGTGATGATATCATCGTACCAACAGATAAGGTCCCTGCGCTTCTAGCTTTGCTGAAGTTCTTCGGGTTCATTCCGAACGAGGAGAAAAGTTTCACCACGGGGCCCTTTCGGGAGTCCTGTGGTTCTGACTACCTAAGCGGCAGGCTTATTACGCCTACCTACCTTAGGTTTGAGCCGAAAATGAAAACTGAATTTTCGGTTCTTATAAACTCCTTGCTAGGACATTCCCTACCGGACGGCCAGCTTTGGGCTTTGTTGCGCGATTTAATCGCGCAGCGTCGCCTTTTGTTGGTACCGCCGATAGAGGACCCTGCGGGCGGGGTGCACATAGATGCGCACTCTGCCCATGAACTTGGGATTATACGGTATAAAACCGGGAAACTCGGCCCGTACGTGCCCGCTTTTAAGCGGTATGTGCAGACGTCGGTTTCACGGCCTCGCGCCAACGAATTTTCGTTGACCCTGTGGTACATAGATGCCTATCGGCAAACTAGGCCACAGTCCATAATTGGGACCCAGCCGCACTTTAGGCTCGCCAGTGATGGCAAGCTTATACAACAGTGCGGTCAGGACCCTACCAAGGGCGATATACCGGAACGCAGTAGGAAGTCCGAACTTCGAGTAAAACATTGTACGAAGTGGACACGCTACCATCCAATGGTGGCGTCGGTGGGAAGTGTAC